ACCGGAACCCGAGGCCGAGGCCCAGCCTGAACCCGCACCCGAACCCGTCACCGAGGCCAAGGCCGCGAGCGTGTGCGGCTGTGGCACCACGCGACGGACAAAGGCCGCTGAGCCTGCCGACGCCCTCATTGACCGCGTGCGGGCCGCACTAAAGCCCGTGTTGGAGGCACAGTCTTCGGGCTGGTCGCTCGACGGTTCAACCGTGCGGCTTGGCAACGTCGATGATGCGGGCCTGCGGCAAGTCTTTGAAAGCGTCATGGGCGAAATCTACGCGGACACCGCAGCGCAGGTCGCGGCGGAACTGGGCGAGACGAGCACGATCGAGGCACCCGATGCGGTTGCGTTTGCGAAAGAGCGGGCCGGCGAACTCATCACGGACATAACAGAAACCACCCGCGAGCGGATTCAACAGGCGGTCGTGACGGGGCTGGAGGACGGCAAGAACCTCTCGGACATTCGGGCTGGCATCGTCGAGGCCGCGCCCGACATCGCCGAATCGCGGGCCGAGGTCATCGCACGAACCGAGACGGGCAGGGCCAGCATTCAAGGCGGGCAAGACCAAGCCAAGGCGCTAGGCGTGGAGCGGAAATATTGGTTGCCGGGCGAATGCCCGCTATGCGAGGCGGCTGCCGCTTCATTCCCTGACGGGCACCCGATAGATGAGCCGTGGTTCACGGCTGGCGAGTCGATCACGGGCACGGACATGGTGAACTACACCTTCGCCCGCGATGTACGAAACGTCAAGGACATTCATCCGCAATGCTTTCCCGGTTCAACCGTGGTTCACGCTGACGACACCATTGCGGCTACGTCGTGCTGGTATGAAGGGCAACTTGTGTCCATTCGCACGGAGCGAGGTGACACGCTCACCGGAACCCCGAATCACCCGGTGCTGACCCCTTCCGGCTGGGTCAGGATGGGCGATCTTTGCGAGGGCGAGAATGTAGTCTGCGCATTCGGTGACGTTGAAATCGCGGCCCACCCAAATGTGAAGGATGCTCCATCCACGATTGAGCAGGTATTCCATGCGGTCAGGCTCGCGAGCGGCGTGCCTGCCACTAGCGTGCCAGTGTCCCCCGAACACTTCCACGGCGACGGCGTGTTTGTGAAGGGCAATGTCGATATTGAATGGACCAACCGCGAACTGACGACGGTAGGGGACGAGAGCGCCAAATCGCCTCGCAAATGGCAGCCCGTATCGGGAGTTGAGAGGGCAAGAGTTCTGCACCGCGACGGCCCTCTTGCACTTCTCCTCGATCGTTTGGACGCGGCCACGACAAGCGGCGTTAGCGGCAGCGGTCTGGGCCATTCTTTGCTCGGTGGTGTGCTTGTCCGACCGCATTTGGCTGGACTCGGACAAGGTTCTGAGAACGCCAGCGGCAGCCATGTACTTCGTGACGGTGCCCCTTTCGATGCCAGTCTCGATGCTGATTTGAAGCGCGCTTTGTCTGAGGGTAGTGTACCTGTTCAGAAGATCGTCTATCTTGAAAGCGTCGAGTTTTCTGGGCATGTTTACAACCTTTATACAGAAAGCGGCGTGTACGTTGCTGGTGGAATTGTAGTCCACAACTGCACATGTGCGGAGACTTACACGAGGGCTTTACAATGATATGGAACCACGACAACGCACGCGAACGGTTGGCACGCCGGGCTAAGGAACTCTGCCCCGAGCAGGCATCGGCGCCGGGCATCTTCGGCGGCTACTGCACGGGCGTTCGGTGCAAGGCCATGCCCGAGCGCAAGTCCGTCGAGATTCAGGGCATCGCCACGACCGGCAGCATCGACCAATCGGGCGAGGTCATCGTGCCGGACGGGGGCGATTGGTCGCCCTTGCTCATGCACAAGAGCATCTTCGCCGATCACTTCTACGGGCTGGCCGATCGGGTCGGCACACTGCGATGGATCAAGCGGCAGGGCAAGGGCTGGGAGTTCGCGTTCACGCTGACCCAGAACGGGTCGGCGGCGTCGGCGAACATCCTGGCCATTGCCGAGGAGGATGCCCTGTCGTTCTCGGTGGGGTTCATTCCGCTGGAATGGGGCGTGCCCACGACGCCCGAGGTCAAGGCGTACGGCCCGTGTGAGATCATTCACCGGCGCTGGATCGGGTTTGAGATCTCCGTCGTCGCGATGCCGTGTAATCTCGACTGCGTGGGCGGGCGGATCCATGACCAGATGGACAGCACCCGGGCGGCGCGGCTGGCGGCGATGGTGACGAAGGGGATGATCGACCCCCGGGCGTTGACCGTGCCGAGCCGCGAGTTCGTGGTGCACCGTGCCCCGCTGGTGGTTGCGCCAGCACCGTTCATCGTTACGCGGGGTTGATTCAGCCTGCACCTGCGTCTATGTTCGCCGCGTTACTGACGCCGATCCGCGTCGGCCACGAACGCGGCACCCGCTAAGGGTGCCCCCTCCGTTGGCCTCCGCACTCGCCCGAGGTGTGTTCCCACGAACCCCCCCGCGAGTGCTACCCATGAATTGGACCGACCTTATTGCCGCGCTCAATGCCGCTGGCATGACCGACACCGACAAGGCCGACGCCGTGTCGGTCAAAGCGTTTCTTGGAACCCGCCCCGTCAAAGACACCGAGGGCAACACCCTCGACGTCGATGCGATGTTCAAGGCTCACAGCGAAAAGCCGCTGGTGGTGAGCCTGACCCGCGACGGCGACCGCGCCAACTTCGACGCCGCCCGCAAGGATGCCACGACCAAGGCCGCTGACATCGCGGGCCGCGCCAACCCCGAGCCGCAACGGTTCACGATCGGCAACGCTGCACGCAAGGCTTACCAGACCCGCATCGCATCATGCGGCGTGGGCAAGGAACCGCATCAGGCAAGGTTCAACGACGTGGACATCGCCGAAACGTGCGGCGCGTTCATCCGCCTCGCCATCGCGGGCACGAACAACTACCGCCAGAAGGCTACCGACTTGGCTATCACGAAGGGCCAGGTCGAGTTCGACAACTCGCTCGGCGGCTCGTTGGTGCCTTACGAGTTCGTGTCTCAACTCCTGTACTCCACCGAGCCTTATGGCGTTGCCCGCAAACTCGCCAACGTGCAGCGGATGACTGAATCTGTGCAGGGCCGCCCCCGCAAGACGGGCATCCCGAAGATGTCGTGGGTGGGCGAAGGCCAGGCAACCACGGTGAAAGATGCCACGCTGGAAAACGTTGAATTGGTGGCGAAGAAACTGCAACTCATTATGAGTTCCTCGAACGAATTGTTCGAGGACTCGGCCATCGGCATCGCCGATCTTGTCGCGGAAACCGTCCGCGAGGCGTACGACGTTGCCCTTGATACCGCCTATTTCAGCGGTGATGGCACCTCCGATTTCGGCGGCTACTCCGGTCTCACCCAGGCGTTGCCCACCGGCGCATACCTCAACAGCGGCGCATGGTCGGCCTTCACCACCGCCAACTTCAACGTCGGGCTGGGCTCGCTCCAGAACATCAACCCCGCCCGTCTGAAGATGGCCGGAAGCCGTCAGGCGTACCACCAGATTTGCAAGCGGCTTGAACTCGCCACGAGCCAGTTCAAGGGGCTGACCGGCCCGGCAACCGCCGGGGCCGATGCGATGTTCCTTGACGTTCCATTTTACTTCACGCAGGCCATGCCCATCGCCACGGGCGGCACCGGCACCCGCTCGATCTACATCGGCGACTTCATGGGCGCTTCGATGATCGGCGAGCGCCGCGACCTGACCATCACGGCCTCGGAACATGCCGCGTTCTCGTCCGACTCCATCCAGTGGCGTGCCACGGCCCGGGCCGCGATCAACATTCACGGCGACGGCCGCACCCCGGCCTCCACCGTCGGCCCCATCGTTTGCCTCGTCACCTCGTAACTCACACCAGCACACACGGCGCAAGCCGTTTCGGAGATACCACACATGATTCTTGGCCAAATGTCCAAAGCCTTTTCCTCGAACTCGCAGGCTACGGTGGCGACCAACGCCACCGCCAGCGTCGGGCCGTTCGATATTCGCGGGTTCGGCGTCGTCATCGCGTCGGCCATTGCGAACCCCGCAGTCGCCACCAACTCCTCGGCGAAGTGGGCCGCGCTCGACATCCGCCTGGGCGATACCACGTCATACACCAACGCCACGGCGGTGAATGGTTTGGTCGGCACCACCAACGCCACGGCCAGCACGTCGCAGTTCGTGCTTGGCGTGCATAACGACACCTCGTTCGCGGGCATCACGCGAGCGAGCATCGCCGACAACCGCCACGCGTACTTGTTCATCACCTACCAGACCGCGGGCGCGACCAACTACAACAGCCCCGCGTTCTTCGTCAACGCCTGGCACGGCCCTCAAACCCCGGACACAGCGACCGAGGCCGGGCTCAACGCGGCCGTCTCCGTCACCGACACCGTCTGAAAGTCTCTCCTCTGCGTTCCTCCGGGTAAAACCGGGGGGGCGTTTTATGATGACACGGCTGAATCTTGGCGCTGGCTCTGTCAACCTCGAAGGCTTCGAGCCGGTTGACCGCGCGGTAGGCAAAGAGGTGTACCCCCTCCCCAACGAGTCAGGCAGCGTGGCCGAGGTGTACGCCTCGCACGTTCTCGAACACTTCCCGCAGGCCAAGGTTGGCGACGTGGTGAAGGAATGGGTGCGAACGCTGAAGCCGGGCGGGCGCATCCGCATCGCCGTCCCCGATTTGCGGTGGATCATCAAAGCCTACATGAATCAGGCCGAGGTGCCCATCGCGGGCTACCTGATGGGCGGCCAAACGGACGAGAACGACTTTCACAAGGCTGTCTTCGACGAAGCCGGGCTTCGGTTCTTGATGGAGCAGGCGGGGCTGGTGGGTATTCAGCGATGGTCCAGCGGCGTGCAGGACTGCGCAAGCCTGCCCGTTTCGTTGAATCTGGAGGGGTTCAAGCCCGTTCAGGACACACGGATTGGCGAGCGGTGCATCGTCGTCTCGACTATGCCATCACTCAACCACACCGATAATCGCAACTGCACCACCGAGGCGTGTGTGAAACTGCGAATCCCGTACATCTCGACATCCGGTGCGTACTTCGACCAAGGCATGGAGCGGGCGCTCGAGCACGGGATGGACCGCGAATACGTCATCGCAATCGACTTCGACACGATATTCACGACCGCGGACATTGAACGCCTTGTGTGCCTGATGGACCGCAACCCGCAGGCCGGGGCGATCGCGGCGATGCAGTGCAAGCGAGGCCCAGACGGGATACCGCTCATCGCGCGGGACACCGGTGACAGCGTGAGCGAGGATGAGGCATCTTCGGACATCTTCAAGGTCAAGTCGTGCCACTTCGGGCTGACCATCATGCGGACGGCCACGCTGAAGCAGATGGCTAAGCCGTGGCTGCACCACGTTCCCGCCCCGGACGGCAGTTGGGGCGATGGGCGAGTGGATGCCGACGTTGCATTCTGGCACAAGATGGCGAAGGTAGCGCCCGTGTACGTCACACCGCGCGTGAACGTCGGACATATGCAGCGGATGGTTTCATGGGTTGGAGTGGACTGGCAGCCTGTGCATCAGCACATGGACGATTACCAGAAGTACGGCAAGCCCGCAAACGTGAGAGGATGATCTATGGGAGCGACCAGAACTATCGGGTCGGCGGCGGTCAATGGCGGCGCTGGTGTCTCGTATCCCGGCAGCGTGATTGGATCGTGGACCACAATCCACGCGAACCTGTCCACGACAGCCGAGAGTGCGGCGAGCCTGCGAAGGCCCGCAACCCACGCGAGCGCATCGGCGTTTCCCGTGAAAATCGGCACCGGCACCCGCGTCCTGATTCGTGCTCGATACGCACATGGCACGTCCACGGTCACGGCCTCGCCGGTGGTGCGTCTGTACGCCTGCTACGGGGCTGACCCCAGCGCCGCCGGCGTGTTTGCCGATGACGGCACATCCCAGTTCATGCGGATCGACACCGCGACATCCACGGTCCCGGGTGTGACGATCACCCTGACCACCACCGCAACCGACGACAAACTCCGCGACGCGACGTACCGATATTCCGACGTCACCACGCTCGACGGGTACGACCTCAAGGGTGCATCGCATCTGCTGGCGCTGACCGAGACTGTTGCCAACATCAGCGGCGGGGCTGACACCGTGGTGGAACTCCAGGCCATGCTCCTCAACTAACCGGGAGGGTGCTGTGGCCGTACTCGCTTCGCTGGTGAACTACAAGGCTACACGGGGCATCACTGATGCCACGAACGATACCGCGTTCACCCACTTTCTGGGCGTGGCATCGGCCATCGTGCGGCGATTCTGCGGGGTCAACCCCACCAACGGATTCGAGTCCACGGCCCGCACGGAAAAGTGCGACGGCACCGGCTCGGGCACGATCCTCCTCATCGAGCGCCCCGTAACCGTGCTCACCTCCGTTTCATCGCTGACCCCGAGCGGCACGGCCTCGGCTATTGACCTCGACGCCGTTCGGATCGACCTTGATTCTGGCATCTTGTACCTCGCGGATTCACGCACCCAATCTATCGGCTCGTTTGGCTCGTTCGGCGCGGTTGGCTACGGCGTGGAAACGCAACCGAACTGGGGCAGTGAACCCCAATCGTGGCAGGTCGTCTATACCGCTGGCTACAGCACCATTCCGCTTGACCTGCAAGAGGTCGTGATGCAAATGACCGACTCCCTGTACGCCAACGTCGGCAGCAACCGCGCGATGCTGAGCGAATCGACGGGGGCACAGAGTTACACGAGGATGGACGCGGCGAGCGTGCGGGCGCAGTGGGGCGATGCGCTGGCACCCTACACGAGGTTGCAACCATGATGCCCCGCCCGGCGTTTGTCCTGAAGCAGATCTGCACGCTGACCACGGCCACGCGGTCAACCGACTACGCGGGCGCGCCCACGGCCACCACCGGCATCGACTACACCGTGAAATGCTCTCTCCAGCCCGAGGGTTCGGCCCTTGGCATGGGCGACTTTTCGCCGTTGGCGACGACGATCTATTCGCTGTTCCTCGACCTTGTAAGCCGAAAGGCTGATGCGACGACTCCCACGATCAGCCTTGTGGTAAAGGACACCATCTACACCATCGACGGCGTGAACTACGAGGCCGTCGGCGATGGCTACAACCCGTGCAGTTACAGCGGCTGCATCAAGGTCACCGTGCAGAGGGTGCGCTAATGGCCACCGTCCGCTTCAACGCGGCCACGCTCGTCACGAAGACACGCGCCGCGGCCGAGTTCGGCTTGGCAAGGAGTGCGCTTTACCTCGCCGATCGCATGAGAGAAGTGCTGGCCCCGAGGGGTGGCCGGTTCTCTTCGTCGCCGGCGGGCACGCCCCCGCATCGGCAACGGGGCGGGCTGCTTGGAAGCATCATCCCCGCTCGCATGGGCAAACTGAAGCACGCCGCCGGGTCGAACTTCAGCGGCAAGAGCAACTACGGACTGTTCCAAGAGAAGGGTGCCACGATCCGGGCCAAGAGCGGCAAGTACATCGCGGTGCCGGTCAACCCCGCGGCCAAGAAACTCCGCGAATCACACGCGAACCTGCGAGCGTCGGGCGTGAAGATGCGGTTCTTCAACGCGCCGAACGGCCTGTTTATGCAGGGCACATCCAACGTCGCGGCCACGATCTATCAGCGCGGGGCCAACGGCAGAAAGCGCTCTGTCTCTGTCGGCGGTGAACCCGTGTTCAAACTGGTGCGATCCGTGCGGCTGAAGCCTCGCCCGTGGTGTGCGCCGACGTTCCGCAAGCACAAACGAGCGGTGTTTGCCGAGTTCCGCACGCACGCCGCCCAGCGGTTCGCGTCATCGGTCAAGGGGGGCACCCTGAAATGAACCCGGCCACAATCGCGGACGCGATCGAGACACGAATCAAGGCTGATACCACGCTCTGGAGCGGCACGGCCTGGCTCGCGCCACTCGCGGGCGGGTTCACGTTCGTCGAAGACGAGGCATCGTCGGCGGTCTACCCGTACATCGTGTGCGGGGTCGAGTGCGGCGATTTCCAGCACGCCTTTACGGGCATGAACTGCACGGCCATCGTGACGTTCCGCATCGTGGACGGGCGGATGCTGACCCCATCGGCGCCGGGCATCGCGCGGGTCGGCTCACTCATCAATCGAATCGTTGGCGATGCCATGCTGTCCACTGGCACGTCAACCGTGCCGACCTACGGCTTTCACAATCACAATCTGGTGCTGCCCGTTGACGCGACCGCGAACGTGCAGGGGCTGTCGGCAACGAATATGACCCTTGACGGGTCGGCCACGTTAGAGCCGGGGGCAACGCCCCGCACGCTGGTGGCGGTGCTGGCGTTCGCGGTTCAAGTATCCAACATCGCGGTGAATCCAACACCGTAAGGGGGTTTCTATGTCGGGCTTTCCAGTTCAGGGCGGTAAGGGCACGATCACAAGCGTTACGAGCAGCACGGCGAACAACCTGCACAACTGCCTGATTCTCGCCACGCGGCAGGTCAAGTGCTCGTACAACTTCGCGTCCGATTCCGAGGTCATCACCTCGCTGGACGGGTCCACGGTGTCGCGCGAAATGCTGACCGGCCTTCAGTCGGGCGGGTTCTCGTTCGAGGGGTTGTACCCGCGTGCATCGCCTCGCCTCGGCAACTCGGGGCTGGTCACGTTCGCCTCCGGCTTCGTCGAGTTCTGCGATGCTTGGACGCTGAACGTGGAGTTCGGCGAGGAGGACATCACGCCCTTCGACGGGACCGCGATCGGTTGGAAGCGGTTCATGCCGAGTTCAACCATTGAATGGAGCGGGACGTTCACTCCCAAGGCAACGAGCGGAACGGCGATGGCTATGCCTACGGCGGTCAACAGCGCCGGTGCAGCGGCCACGTTCAAGTTGACCGAAGACGGTGCATCCGATCCCGCGTTCTCGGGCAACATCATCGTGACGGGCAACGCCTACAGCGTGGCGCACAAAGAGCAGGTTCGTCCGACCTACACATTCAGCGGGTCGGGCGCTCTCACCGAAACGGTCGGCAGCACGCTGGCGGGCATCCTGCGGGCCACGACCGGGGCCATCGCCGCGAGTGATTGGGACTTGAACGCCGACGGTACGCCGGACATCACGGTGCTGAGCCAGTATTTCACGAGCCGAACGCTGAGCGGGGCGGCTTTCCTCAAAAGCATGAGCCTGCAAAACCAAGTCGGGCAGGCCGTCAAGGTCAGCGGCGAGGTGCGGTATTCCGGCGTGGTGACGGCGGCCTAATGACTATTCAGCGTCAACAGAACGAACAGAAGGACGAACGGCACGAAGATCCAAGCCGCGACGATCAACGCGCGCCGGGACTGTCGGTCGCGTTCCGTTTTGGCGAGGAGCATCAGGTCGGCAAGCGATGCGGGTTTGTCGGTGTTCATGCCCCGATTGTAGGGGGCACCAATGACAACCAGTGAGCCGCTTGGCTCGGCGCGCATCGACATCGAAGCCAACGTCAAGCCGTTGGAAGCCGGGATGGAGCGGGCCAAGGCCGTAGCCACGACCAAGGCTGCGGAGATTCAGCGGGCGGCGGTTGTAACCCCAAGCGTCGTCCCGCCCGTTTCGAGTGCAGAATCGCAGGCGGCCGTCAATGCAGTTCGATCGGTGCGGCAAGAGGTGGAGGCAACCGAAAAGGCTGCGACATCTGCGGCGGCCGGCATCCGTGCGATGATGGGTCAAGCCCTTGCGGGGGTTGCCGCGGCAGCGGTAATGTACAACCTCGGGCAGCGCATCCGTGAAGTGATTATCGCCATATCCGACGGGGGAATCGAAAAGGCGCAGAAGTTCAGGGACGCTCTGGACTTTACAAACGTAGGTGCATCGCTGACTGCTACCGATGCAAAACTTGGGGCGTTGCAGGCCAAACTCGCCGCGTCACAAGAGAACGCTGTTGGAAGTGCCGTGAACTTTGCCCTTGGAGACACGCAGGATTCGCTGAAGAAAGAGATTGAAGAACTCCAGAAAACAGCGTCGAACCTGCGAAGAAACGCGAGGGCAAAGGACACTGCCGAAAGAAAGAAGGAGGCGGACGAAGAATCCGCCAAGAACCGCGCGGCTGCATCCGAGGCGTTGGACAAAGAGCAACGTGCATTCAAGCGAACCCAGAACGACGACTTCCGCGCCCGCGAACGCGAGGCCGAACGCGAACTGGAAGCCGAACGGCTCGCGTCCACCAAGGAACGCGCCGCCGTCGAAGCCAAGGCCGCATCATCCGCGATGGCCGCGGCCAAGGCATGGGAGTCCGCCATCCGCCGCATCCAAGATCAACAGGCCGCCCTGTTCAACGGCAACGACATCCCGGTAATGCTCCAACAACTCACCGGCGCGGTTGACGCACTCACCCGCGCACGCCAGAACGGGGGGGGCTTCTAATGCCATTTCTGTTCGTCGAGCAGCACCAGGCCAACAGGCCGATCACGCTGGAGGCCAACGGTTCGGAGGCTTCTACCCGCACGTTCAAGGTCACGACCACAAACGACATTTCCGCCGTGCGCGCCGACTTCAACAATCAGCCGGGCCTGCGGTTGCACCCCGCAAACCCGCTGCTGAGGTTCATCGGTGCCACGTTCTCGCCGAGCGAAAGCGGGGCGGGAGTGCTGGTGCAGGCAAACTACGGCACAAACACGGGCACGCGGTTCTCTCAACCGCCCCGCGATGGTCCGTCGTACTACCACTGGAACTTTGCGTACCGCGAGGTCACGGTAGATATTCCCATCGCCGTTCGGATTCCGGTAGAGCCAAGCATGTTTTGGACTGTCGTGTTCCAGAAGGTCGCAGAAAAGCGGCTTGTCTATGAATTGAATCTTGAAATCGCGCGCCCGCCCGGGAACTACGTCACGGCATTTGAGTATGCCGTCTCGCAGAAAGACACCATCCACACCATCGGTTCAAAGCGGGTGCGGATGACGGGCTTTGAGGCCCGCGAGGTTGACGGCCTGAAGTTGGACGTGCGGTATTCGTGGGAGGTCGATAACGGGACGCCCGTGCCCACGGGCGGGGTCAACATCATCAGCCCGGCCGACTCCAATCAGACCGGCGACGAACTGCTGCGGAACCCGTACAGCGTGGTGCAGATCATTCCATCGTCCGACCCGGCGGCGGGTCCGCCCAAGGCCGTTTCAATGTACCCGTACGCCGAGAACCCCAACGGTTGGCGGCAACTGCTGGGAGCGGATCGCATTTTATGATCCCATTCCTCGTCCCAAACACCGGCGCACCGCAACCGCTCACCGGCGTCATCGTCGGTTTCGCCATCGACAACGACGAGACTGTGCCGCGAATCGGCGGGTGCAGTTATTCGATCGAGGTCGTGGTGAACGGCGGCAAGACCACGCTGCCCGGCCAGCGCCCGGGCTTCCAGTCGCTGCCGCCCGAGGTCGAGGCAGACCCCGCAGTGATGATCGGGTCCAAGGTCGGCGGGTTCTACTTGCAGACGTTCATCCTGTGGTTTTTCCCCGACCCGCCCAAGGCCGCGGAGTGTGGCGACGGGCCGCAAGCCGCAATGGGCGAGGCCGAGCGGTTTGCCCTCGCCCTCGCGTCGTCCGTGTTGGCGACCTCTGGAACGTCCGCGCTAGCTCCGGGAGAAGCCTGATGCAGTTCCTTCGATGCTCGTTGAACATCCTCGGCCCGGTGCAAGCGTCCGGCACGTTCTCGACGGCCATCATCCCCGCGAACGGGGCCGACGTTTGGAGCGTTTCCGCGTCGCTCGCGTCCGGCACGTGGACAACCGCGGTCGTCGCGGTGCGGTTCGGTAACTCGCCGATGGGTCCGTTCCGCGATTTCGCTACGCCCGTCACATTGTCCAACGCCTCGCCGTCCACGGTGCTGCTCGCGGTGCAGGCCGCGTTTCTGGCGGTGGAGGTCACGACCGTTGAAGGCGGCGCCAGCGTGGTTGACATCTTCGTGGAGCCTCGCCGCTCCGACATCGGAAACGCGGTGGCGATATGACGTTCAAGTGGTTACAAGTCGATTCGTACTAACGCCCCAAGGGGCAGGAGTTTTTGATGGCTACTGCATATC